CAATTCAGAATTGGCGCCAAATCTTGCCTTACAACTGTCAACTCGCTTGCCGCATACATCTTGGTTTGCATTGCCAACAGCTACGTCGCTGACATTGAAATAATTGGTGCCGGTGTAGCTACATTCAGCCGAGCGGTAGACCCACTGGCAACGGGTGATGCACTGCCGCTTTGGTGCCCGGACACCAGCCATGTCAAATGCACTGGCAAGCTCAAATTCAACCACGTCGCGGTTTTCTGCTGACTTGCGATCTACAAAGTAAATCTCCCGTGGGAATTCAGCGAGGGGGTCTGCCGTAGCGCTTGTGCCACTTGCATATCCAACTACCCAATAATCACCTAAAACGTAACTGCCTGACGGAAAATTGACTGCATCAAGGAACCGGCCTAGCGTTCTGATACGCGTAAGCTTGGCACCTTCTAACCCTTCTGGCAGCGTCAGAATCAACGCTGTGATGGTGCCCATCAAATTGCTGATGCGCATCTTGGGACGTGGCAACGTCCCCTGCCCGCTGTACTCAAAGCCTTCTACCTCAATGGGTAGTGCCATGTACGAATCGCCATTCCACACCACTGAGCCATATCCGCTTTCATTTGTGCCAGCGTGGAAGTAGTACGTTTCTAGTACGCCATGTTGGACCACGTTAAGCTCAAGCTGAAATAGCTCAATCAGTGCGCCAGGTGCAATCTCCTGTAACGCACTGACAAGTTTGGTATTGGTGTCGCTAGTTGTATAACCAGCGTCCCAGTAGCCGGTTACGACGTACAGCATTGTCTATGCGGTGACAGCCTTAATGACTGCAAAGCCGATCACAATGGCTTCAGACAGCGAACCAGCAGTTATGTTGCGGACGTTGATGGAGGCAGAACCGGCGGCTGCTTGAGCATTAAGCAGGTATGAACCAGCAGTACCGCCACTGACGTGGTTCAACACCAGCAGGTCAGTTGCAGCGATAGTGCTGTTGGTCAGCGTGAAACTCACCGTGGTATCGGCTGCCAGTGATGCGTTGTGCATCGTGATCTGGCCGCACTTCTTGTTCAGTGTGACGGCAGTTGCCTTGCTGGTTGCCTGCGTAACCGTTCCACCTTCGCCGGTAATGTAGCCAGCCTTATCGGTGTTGAGGTTCGTGAAGTTGGAGTCAACCTCGGTGTGGGTCAGTGGGCTGCCTTTGCCTGCGCGGGTGACGATGGTGCTCATGCTTACGGCTCAAAAACTTGAGTGAATGATGCTTGTATTGTGGCACGGTTCAAGTATGGGATCGACTTAGACCAGTCGTAGCAGATCCACTTGTACGCCGTAGCCTCGTCCGGTGGCGTCCAGTCGAATGACGCACCATCAGCAGCCCGTGCGTCGAGGAATGCCTCGATGGTGTCGGCATTGGCTTCTGATATCTCCCATGTAAGGCTCCAGACCTTGGGATCCTGATTTAGCCCAACCGTTAACCGCTGAGAGTAGCCGTCACCGAATTGCACCTGCCGCACCTTTGGCTGGTTGGTCTTCTGGGCGCCATAAGTGGGCGTGATGCTTGGGAAGGTTGCCATTAGCGTCGTGTACCAGCGAGCAGGCCGCCTGGGCGTTGTTGCTTGACCAATTCTGCCTGCACCGCAGCAGAAACGACAACACCAAGTTGCTTGGCCTGCGCCTGATCGCCTTGGACGTTGGATCCGCTTGCATCCACGTTGACCACCACGTTGGTGCTACCGCCACCAAGGGCGTTGTTTGGCACGATGCTGCCACCGTGCTTAGGTGTGAACAGCTCGGGGCCACGTTCACCAACCATGTAGGACGATCCAGCACTGACGGGGCCACCCATGGCGCGTTTGCCCAGGCCACCAGTCAAGAAACTAAAGAACCCAACTCCGTCATTGCCAGCCAGACTGGTTAGAAGTTGCATGATGCCGCTTCTGAGCAGTTGCTTGGCAATGTCTTTCAACACTTGAGACGCTGATTCACCAAGACTCTTGGTGCCTTCAACGGCTGCTGTAATGCTGTCCAAAACGCCCGTTGTGATTGATGTTCCAATCTGGTTGTAAATAGCATTTAATTCTTCGGCTTGCTTTAGTTGTTTTGCTAGAGCTTCGTTTTTGGCCACAATTGCTTCAACTTCTGCACGACGAAGTGTGGGATTGTTTTGCAAAATTTGATTGATCAATAAATCTTTTTGATACTGCTGCTCCGTGCCAGCAAGTTTTTCCTTGAGCAGCTCACCTTCTTGGATGATCGGGCGAATAGCGGCCTCAGCCTGCTTGGCAACTTGCACTTGATTCAGGATTAGTTGTTGCTGTGTGTCCCGCTGGGCGATCACTTTATCTTGTAACAACGTTTGCATTTTTGCTTGAAGTTCCTGTGGCTTTAACTTGTCATACTCAAGTTTTGTGATTTCAGCTTTTATCTGCGCTAACCGCTTTTCACCTTCAAGGCGTATGGCGGTCTCCCTATCGTTGAGCAGATTAGCTTCAAATATCTTATTGTCAAATCTGTAGATCTGCTGCTTGAGGCTCAATTCAGTTGCCATGTCACCTAGCGAATTTTTAAGACGCAATGCTTCGGCTGCTGCTTTTTCAGCAGCTCTTTCGGCATCGGATTTGCCTGTTTTTTTCTTACTGCCGCCGGTCTCAGCTAGTAACGCAGGTATTGCAGTTGACTTGAACATTCCTGCTTGGGCCTTGTTTAGTTGTTGTTGTGCTGCTTCGTTTTGATTTATTTTTTGCTGAATTGCTCCTTGCAGGTTAAGTAATTTTTCCTGCGTCCTAGGGTCTTTCGCTTGCTCTGCTCTAATGCTGCTAAGCGTTGCTTGATAATTTCTCAATGCTTGCAAATTCTGTTGGATACCAGCTTTGTTTCTTTGACTACTAACTTGTCCAATGCCTTTTGCAATACGATCAACACCTTCAGATGTAGCGCCAAGGTTTATTGATGCACGTGCGCCAGCAAGATTTCGCGCAAATCCACCACCGCGACCAGCCGCTAATGCTGCATTGATTGCATCAACTACTTGAATGGCTTGGTTGAAAATTGCCTTGAGTGTTGGTGTTAATACAACGCCAATGGTTCTGGCAAGTTGCTCTACGCCATCGGTCAAGGTGCTGAATTTACCTTGCAGCGTGTCACTCTGCGCGATTGCACCGTTTGCGTATTTGCCACCTGTATCTGTAAGCCTGGTCAGAGCAACTTCAACAGCTTCTGCGCTAATGCGGCCTTTGCCAAGTGCCTTCTGGAACTCCTCGCCGGTCAGGCCATACATCTTCCGCAATTCGTCCTGAAGCGCAACGCCGCGTTCCTGGAATTGCAGTAGTTCTTCGCCTTGTAAGCGGCCTTTGGCTTGGACTTGGCCATAAGCAGTGGCTAGACCTTGAAGCTCTGCACCAGTGGCTCCTGCTACATCCGCAAGCCGTCTAGTGGTTTCAACAACCTTGTCCCCTTCGACGCCAAAAGCATTCAGGCGCTTGGCAGTATCAATTAGCTCTGTACTGGTAAAAGGCGTAACCGCGCCAAGTTGTTGCAACTCTTGAATGATGGTTTTAGCTTGCTGGACACTACCCGTCAGAACCTGAAGGCTTCTTGTTTGTGTTTCAATTTCTGCTGTTTTAGCAAAAACAAACTTCAGTGCCGAAACAACAGTAAATGCGCCAACCAGTCCAGTGACTGCATTTTTGACTCCGTTGACCGCGCCTTCTGTTGTCTTGGATGCTGCACTAACCTGATTCAGGTTCCGTACAGCACCTTGGCTGTTTACCTGAATATCAACGGTTGCTACTGCCACGGATCGACCACTGCTATTGCGTCAGTCTACTAGCTACGTCGCTTGGCTTTGTCTATCTCCTCACGCTCGCGCTTGCCTTTTATCTCGTAGTAGGCGGCAAAGTGGATGAACTCCGCATCCGTCAATTCCTGCCGAAGCCGACTTACCGTCATGCCTAGCTCGGTAGCCAGAAACATTTCAAAGTAAAGCCAGCTATCGGCCTCTAGTCGTTTTTTGCTTTTTCCAGCGACTCAGGCGCACCAAGGCCAAACAAAAACAATTCAAGTTCGTTCAGCACTGACTCAGGCAGTTCGCGTTGCAGCTTGGCTGCGTCGGCGGAGGCAAAGGCTTTGGTGCCGTCTTCCAGCTCGGCCATGTGGCACAGCATCTGGGTGCTGATGTCCAATGCTTCCTCAGATCCAGCAAGGCCAGACGCACGCTTGCGGTCAGCGCGGGTAATCGGCTTGAAGTATAGCGACAGCACTACGGTGCCATCTTCCTTCTTGATATTGAATTGACGCCGCTGGTTTAGGTCAAAAGCCCCGGTGAGTAGATCAACGGGGCGTGGTGTGGCAGGCATTAGATCGAGGTAGTAATGGCACCGTTCATGGTGAAGTTAACCGTCACCACTTCCAGTTCGCCAACCGTAGCACTGTAATCAGTGGATGTGATCACGATGCTGCCGGTGATCTTCTTGCCGCCGGTTTCGTCAAGGTACAACTCGACCGAGGCGTTGCCTTCGTCGGTTGCCACGTTGACATCCCTGATCAGGTCAAGCTTGTCACCCGATCCAGGTGCGTCATACATGACCTCCATGCTGCCGGTGCCTGCAACCAGACCGCCAATGTTGGCCTTGTAGGTTGCGCCTTGAGCGGTTGTCTCAAGTACGTCCTTTTCCACGGTCAAAGACCAAGAACGCACAGCAGCAATCTCAGAGACGCCACCGCTGCTGTCCTTGTCAAAGAAAACCGTGCCTTGTTCGCCGCGATAGAAAGCCATGATCAGATGGAGGTAGTGATGGTTCCAGTGGAGACAAAGTTACAGGTGATGACCTCCAACTCGCCAACTGTTGCGCTGTAATCGGCAGAAGTGATCAATCCGTTGAAGATGATCTTCTTGGTGCCGGTGGTGTCAAGGAACAGTTCAAACGCTGCCACGCCTTGATCGGTTGCCGTGTTAGCCGCTTTGATGAAGGTGTTGGTTTCGTCAGCGCTGCTAGCGGAGTAGATCAGTTCGACGGTGCCAGACCCGGCGATCAGGCCACCGATGTTGCTCTTGTAGGTAGCACCAAGGGCGGTGGTTTCCAACACGTCCTTTTCAATGGTCATAGACCACGAACGGGTGGATGCAATAACAGCAGTGGTGATACCGGCATCGTCAAATTTGACTGAGCCTTGTTCGCCGCGATAGAAAGCCATGGTTAGAGGTCCTCGAAGGTTTCAAAGGTCATTCTGACCTGTGTTTGGAAGTACCCTTCGGGAGACGGCGTGGCCACCACCTCTGGGCCAGTTGGGGGATCAAAACGAACCCCGGATACGACAATTCTATTGTAAAGGTCCCGTACTCTTTTGCCGACGGTGAAATTGGCGCCTGGGCCAACACCTTTGGCTGAGAAGATATTTACAACGATGACACCGATGACGCTGTTGCTAGCGCCAGCCGTGCTGCCCATGGTCATGTAGTTGTTGGCGCCAAAGCTGACGGTGCATTGCACCCAGGTGCTTGCTGGTGTGGGCGTGTAGGCCACGTTATGAAACACCACTGGAATGACTGGTGCGATGGCCAGTTCTGTGGCTAAGCGGCCTTCAACGATGGCGCGGATTGCGTTGAGATCTAGTGCAGCCATTAGTCTTGCCTCCCGATGATGTCGGCCAACTGCCTAGCGCGATTAGTCATCTGCCGGGCAATGATGTCGATCCATCCTGCCGGTGCTTGACGGCTATGGCCATTGGCTAGTGATTCGGCGTATGGCAACGAGTTGTGAACGTTGTATGTGACACCGAAGCGTTCGGTGCCAGGCGTGTAATTGATGCCAACAGGTGCCAGTGATCCGCCAGTTCCTGCGTCGTAGTTGCCGGTAGCGTTTTCGCCAATCGCCCAGCTTGAGCGAAAACGGCCAGTATCCACTGGACTTTGTGACTTGACCTGCTGATCCGTTTCAAGCACCACCACGCGCATCAGTTGGTTCATCTGGCCTTCGCAGAAGTTGCCAATCTGACCGATGTTGATGCGTCTTGCCATGATCAGGCTCGCAGGACCAATTCGTAGGTGATCGCTTGATTGTCCTGCTCGATGGTCTGCACGGTGATGATCTGATGCGACACGGTGCTGATGATCACGCGGTCAGCGGTGCTGGGCGTTACGGCTAGATCAGTTGCTGCAATGAACAACCGCTTATCACCGGCTTGGATTAACTCGTTAACTTCGCGGGCATTCAC